GGCGGAGACCCTGCTCAAGAACCTCAGCAAGGACGGGTTCATCCGTGCCAGCTACCTGCAAATGGGGGCTGACACCGGCAGGATGAGTTGCATGAGTCCCAACTTGCAGCAGATTCCGAGGGACAAGCGGTTTCGGGCGTGCGTTCAGGCTCCAGCTGGGTGGAAGTTGGTGGTGGCTGACTACGGGCAGATGGAGCTGCGACTGGCTGCCGCAGAAGCAAAGGATCCTTTAATGACAGAAGTGTTCCAGCAGGGAAAGGACCTTCATACGATTACTGCTACGCAGATCTATGGGGTGGGGGAAGATGAGGTCACGAAGGAGCAGCGGCAGGTCAGTAAGTCGGCGAATTTTGGACTCTTGTACGGAAGTGGGGCGAAAGGACTCAGGAATTACGCGGCGCAGATGGGCATCCAGATGGATCTTGATGAGGCGGCTGAGGTCCGGCAAAAGTTCCACGCTGCTTATCAAGGCATCTCCAAATGGCAGCACGAAAATGCTCGCGCTGCTGATGCGGCTAAGGGGAATCCATCTATCCGCATACGCATCTCGGAATTGCGGCGGTTTCTACCGGGCGAGAACAACAAGCTCACCACGCGCTGCAACACTCCAATCCAAGGTGCGGGTGCAGCAGTTCTCAAGCTCACTCTCAGCAAACTGTGGCCGCTACTTAACGCCGACGGGGAAGATGCGGTGCGCTTGGCCGGCGTGGTGCATGACGAGATCATCCTGCTCGTAAAAGAACAGCACGCTGATACCTGGGCGCACCAGCTCCAGTCCGTGATGGAGGAATGTGAAGCCCGTTGGTTAGGTGAGATCCCGCCTCTTGCCGAAGCTAACGTCGGGGATAGCTGGGATCAGGCAAAGTGACAAGTAAGGTTGGCTCCACCCCCGACAACCCAATCAAGCTCAACCAGTATCGAGTGACGATCTGGCCAAAGCATGGGGCCACTGAAAATATCTTTATGGAGGCGCCAGATGTGTACGGCGCACGTACGTACACGCAGCGCGTCTACCCGGAACACACCATCGTCGCCATTAAAAATGTGCTGGACCTATGAGTCGCACTGGCAGACAAATTGTCCTGGAGTGGCTGAATAAGGAGATTCGGATGGCGCGGACTGCTGATTTACAGCGGGCCGCTGCTTTTTTGGAGTGGGCGCGGGGTATCCGAAAGGGCTGCTCCAAGCAGAGGGGTGGGGCTCGGGTGGCCCAGTCCAATGCCTGGAGGAAGCGCGTGGACAGCGATGTGCGCTGGTAGGACTACTGCGACACAGTATGCTACTGTGTAGCAGAGTAGATCGTTAGCCATGCCCCTCAGACACGGGTCGAAAATTTATTGCCAGTTACTTCTGGATGCCAATCGGTACAAATTGGCTGAGACCCTCGCCGATAAGCAGGGAAAGAAGGTGACGGCTCTTCTGCGGGAGTATGTATATGGTGCACTTCAACAAGAGATGCCGGAAATTTACAAAATTGCTGAAGAGGCCGACGTTGAGAAATGGAATGAATCTGTTCGGCGACGGGTAGAAGGACGAATGCGCTCCAAGCAAGAGAAGAAGCCGCAAGACTGAAGAGAATCACGAGACTTAGTAATAAAGCAACTGGGACCTAGAGATTCAGAGTAAAATCTCTAGGCTCCTACAGTAGTCCATCGTGACCCGCTACGCAGTCAAAGTCAGAGACCGCTGGGTCATGGCAATCTTCGGACCAGGCAAAGGGCTCCAGCTCACCTCGATTGAGGAGGATGCCTCCAGCTGGCCTACGTACGAGCGGGCAGTGCGGGCTGCTCACAGCATCCAGCAGTGCACCACCAACCCGATCTCAATTTGTAGCGTTACTGAACCGACTTACCGATGATGAAAAACGGTGTCCTGCAGTGGCAGGAAGATTTCGAGCGTTCGCAGCGTCTTGGCGAAGGTCGCTCGCGCACCAGTGCAGAGCGGGCACAGCTGTTCGAGCTGCAGATCTGGCTTGCTGGTCAAGGTGCCATGCGGGATTTGATTCGGGCGGAGTCGCTCCAGCAGGCAATCCTGTTTGCCGAAAACCGTTACCCCGGTTGCCGGGTAGACGTTCCCCCGCAGACGGCGAAGAAACCTAAGCTGGCTCGTTCCCGGACTAGCCCCGGCGTGGCGGCGAAGAACCGGAAGAAATCTGCTGACACAAAATGACGCCTCCTCCCAAGCTCAACTTCACCAAGGCCGCCGCGGAAAAAGCGAGGGCTGACTACCTCGACGAGCTGTTCCTCAAGGATGGCCGCGATCAGGTGAGCCATCCCCTGCATGGGACCTATACCGGTCTATACCAGCAGTACACCCTGCAAAAACTACGCTGAGTCGCGGTCTAGACCAAACTGATCGGCCAGGTTGTCGGCGGCTTCGCCGATAGCCCAGGTCGATTTTGTTTTTTCGATCTCGCACAGCGCGTTTAGCGCCAGTGCTGCTTCAAGTAGGCCGGTGTAGTCGCCCTCCTCGTATCGCGCACGAAGCCACTGGTCGTTGGCGGCCTGGCGGAATTGAGATTGGAGCGACTGTTGAAGCGGCCTCACATCTACTTCTCCTTCTTCGCCGGGAAGGCTGCCTGGAGGATTCGGAGGACCAGCTGAAGCCAACTGTTGTCTTTGATCGGGAGCATCCCGATAATCTCAGATCCAGCCGCAACTGCGATAGCTACGGCTGCTGCAGTGGTGGGATCCATGCAGTCAATAACTCTTGTGCAAGGCTAGAGCTTCTACAGAGAGTTTTCCAATGCGTAATAGTTTCTACCGCTACCGTCCAACTAGCGGCGGCTGGCTATGGATCATCACATCTGTGGTGGCGAATACCTAAGCAAAAAGCAGGCCAAACGAAAATTTCGACAAGACATTCTCAGCAGCTGGAACCATTGCTGCGCCTACTGCGGGAATGATCTGGGACGATCCGCAACTCTCGATCACGTGCATCCCAAGATGCGCGGTGGTCACACGTGCCAGTCAAATCTTGTTGCCTGCTGCTTTGCCTGCAACATCTCCAAGTCGGCGCATGACTGGATTGACTGGTATCGCAACCAGAAGTTCTGGAGCCGGGATCGCGAGATCGCAATCGCCTACTGGATTACAGAGGATTTAGCGGTCTAAGGTTTCCAGCCCATCCCTTCTAAATACATGCGGGCGATGTACTCGTCTTCTGCGTAGCGGCAGATGCTGTCTTTGCAGGCGCGGTAATAGATCTCGCCCTTGTCGTTTTCGATCTGCTCCAGCATGAAGCCGTCGCCCATGTCGTCGCTGTGAACAACAGTCATTTCGTGTAAGAAATTCGGGAGGGGTTGTCGTCCACTAGAACGGCCCACCCAGTGCCAGGGCCTTCGACTTCCCATCGGGGGAGCCACTGCTTCCGAGGGTAATACGTGTCCTCACCTTCGTAGTGGTTTTCGTGGCCGCCGTGCACCAGATCCGCTTTGCCTCGCGGGTCCTTGGCGATAAACATCGTCTTGGTGTACCCAATGATTACGCTCCAGTGCCCGTTGCCGGCAGGCTTTTGGCCGATAGATACGTCGCCGCGGTGGAGCCAGCCGACAGCAACCGCACGTCCGGCGTCGAGTTCGGCTTCGAGCAGTTCCGGGGTGGCGTTCTGGACAAACTCGGCGTGTAGCCCCAGCTCGTCTAATGCTTTGAGATGGGCGCTTACGTCGGTTGTGTCGCCGTATTTAGCGCGGAGAATGTCGTATTCCTCGGCGGTATCGACTCGTCCGTAGTCAGCAGCCAACATCGCGATCGCCGCTGTAAAACACTTGCGGTGTCCCTCCTTCAGATCCAGCTGGTGGAAGTACGGGATTGGAACCCACAGAACCTTGCCGCCTGCACGCCATGTCTCAAACCACGTGGCGTCTCGGGTTTTTAAGTCGTCAGGTAGATCCTCTTGGAGTTGTTGGATTGCGGCGAGCTGGTGCGGGGCGCCTGTGTAGTGATTGAAAAAATCTTGGAGTTTGAAGGCCATAGCCAGGGTCAGAGCAATGAACATGAGCTGATGGCAGTCAAAGTCTAGTGTGCTTCTCTAGTACCTTCCAGTCGTGCCACTGCCGCTTCGAGGTCGCGCAGACGACTAAAGACTTCCGTGTCTCGGCTCTTCATATCCGTGTGCATCACGTTTAATCGTGTGGCCACGTTCTCCACCGCCGCAGTCAAGCGCACCACTGCATCTCGACTCTCGGATGCGCGTCGGCTGTAGTTGCCGAATCCGACTGCCGCTACTGTTATTGAGGCGCCAGCCATGGCCGCCAGAATCTCAAGCATCAACTGCACCAGCTCAGAGACATCATGGCAGCTGAAGAAGAAAAGTCAGGCGAACAATCGCAGGGCATCAACGTTGCTGACGTGGTGCGAATGATGGTGTTGGGGTGGAGCGCAACGTTGCTCACCGTGTCCTACCTCAACATCATCCCGGGCATGAAGATGGACTCAACTTTTGTAGCCAGCCTGCTCACTGGAGCTATGGCAGGTTTCGGGATTGAGCGCAAAGCACCCGGACAAAAGAAAAAAGACGCACCTACAGTTGGCCCAGAGCAGGCCAAACCGAAGGCATGAAACGCGCACTACTTTTAGCCGTCACCTTGTTTACCGCTCCGGTGGCAGCCCAGACCGTGACGCCAACGTGGAGCACCGGCTCCATGCAAAGCACGACTACTACGACCCAGACGATTACTGAAACGATCCAGCACCAGATTTACGGTGCTGCGCTCGAAACTTATTCGGGCGAAAACGTTACTCCTAGCGCCGCAGACATCACCAATAGCTCCACCACATGGGACGTTCACACCGCTGGAGATCCGTTCACCCTGGAAATCACCACCAGGACAGCCGACACGTTGATCGAGCAGATCGACATCGACCGCACTATCGAAACCGACTCCACCACTACCTCGCTCAGTGTCTTCTCGCAGTGACTTTGGCGGCACCAGCTGCAGCCGAGACAACCAACAACTCCGCTCCTAGGGCTCAGGCCACAAGCAACAACACCAATCAGTCGGTCCAGTTCAATAACAATGGTGC